GCTGTGCTCAATCTGGTCTAGGCATGATTGTACCGTTAGCACCATGTCTCAAGTGTACCAAAAAAGACGGGGCCGTGTGACTCTCGGCCACACGACCCCGTCTGTTGCATTCCAGTTATATCAGGTCGCGGTGCTCACAGTGCCGAGGCCATTGGCCCCGTCAAAGTAAACATACTTAATGCCGGTGCCGGTTTCGAGAGAGTAGGCAACGACCAAGCGGTTGATGGTCGGGGTGCCGTGAGAACCCGGGTCTGCAAGGACCTTGGCATCAGGAACCTTGTGGATACCTGCACCAGCGTTGCTGGTAAGGTTTGCCGCGACAACGCCCTTGACACGGATGTTGACAGTAGCGCCGCTCGCAGCAGCCGCCAACACAACGCCAAAGATGCGGCGACCACCGCCATCACGCATGTTGCCAGCAGCGGCAGTCGAGGCGACGGCAGAGGCAGTCGCCAAGGTAACGCCGACCACGGTCGAGGTATCGCCAGGGGTGGCGATAGTCGTCGGGACAGGGATCATAACAACATCGCCAGCCACGAAGGCCGCACCAGCGGTCACCGTGATGTCGACATTGTCAATGATCTGGCCACTGGTAGCAGCCCCGATCGGGCCAAGGACAGATTTCGGATTGTATGTGTACATTTGATCAGTTCCTTTCTATCAGAAGCCCGAGATATCGGAGGTCGGGAAAACGATGCCGAGACGCTGGCGCGAGCGGCAAACGAGGTTCCACCAGCTATCGACCACCACGACAGTGGTGAACGGCTGGTTGGGGTGTGTCATCGGTTCCTTTTGGACCATGTAGCGCGACGAGTGGAAGACCGGGCAGATGTACTGACCATTCATCCAGTAGTAGCGACCACCCTTCTTGCCGGTACCCGATGCAACGCCAGCTGCATCGACTTCGTTCTGTGCACCGGTGCCGTACACCGCGAGGGTGTCGAGAGCAGCGACATACTGGAGATCGATACCACCGTACGACGGGGTCAGGTAAGCGGGGTCCTGGTAGGAAGCGATGCCGGTAAAGCGGTCTTGAGAGACACGCAATAGCGACTGGTAGTGGTTGAGGCCCTTACGGGAACAAGCGATGAACTGCGAGTTCAGCTTGGGCGACTCGAAGTACTCTTGCTTCGTCGGGGGTGCTTCAAACTTGACCTTGAGGAACATCTCGTCGAACGCCATGATCACGTTGGTCGCGGTCGTGTGGGTCGATGAGTTGTAGGTCACCTGTTGGGGACGCCAACGGGCCTTGCTCGTGGCGCTAGCGTCGATGCCCTGGATCGTCGAGCTGTAGCCACCGGTCGCATAGAGACCGTTGCTGTACTCGTTCAGGAACACCGGGATCGATTGGGGATACAGGCCACCTGCATCCTCCATCTCGCCCTTGTTCGGGGTGCGCCACAACAGGTTTTCATACCCGTTGATCATGCTGGTCCACATCCGCTGCTCTTTTTGGCGCTTGAGGCGCTTGTAGATGCCGCGCAATGCGTCGTTGCTCATCCCGCCGCTGTTCAGCTCGATCTCTTGGTCGGTCCATGCCATATGGTCGACAGAGAAGCGCCAGTTCAGCTCGTAGGTCGTCAAGACCTGCGGGTTTTGCCAGGTGAACGTGTCGTTCGGCTGGTACTGTTGGAACGTGCTGGACTCGTCGAGAATCAGCGCGTCCTTGATCTTCGAGCCGCCTTGCAGCACGAAGGTTTTTTCTGCGCCCTTGAGGAAGCGGCGCATGATGTAGGAGTTCTTCTGTACTTCGTTGATCAACGAGTCAGCCGACGTGAGGTACGACGGGCCCGTTGATGCAACAAAGTCAGTGAACGTAGTGAGTGCGGAACCCATAGTAGTTCAGAGCCTTGTTTGTGTTTGGTTTGTTAGCGACCGAAGTAAGCACGGCGAGCTGCATCACGCCCCTTACCTGCCAAGAGTGTGTCGAGGACAGCGTCCTCTTTGTCATCCAGACTCATGGCCTCTGTGGGCATCTTGCGAGAGACAGTGGTCGGTTGTCCCTGTGCACGCTTGACTTGGTTGGATCGGCGAGAGACGGTCGCATTCGTGTCGTCAAAGAGCTCCAGCTTTGCTGCATCGAGCATCAGCTGCTCCATGCTTTCATAGTTCTGGTTCGTCTTTGCTAGGGCATGCATGCGCTCGACTACCTTGCCGAACTTCTCCTCGTCTTGAAGACCCGGAAACTTTTCCGAGAGCTTCTCCCTGGCAGCTTGTCCAAGCTCCTCTCCACGCTCCTGGATCATCGCATTGCGTTGTTGTTCAACCAATGCAGCTTGTTCCTGTAGAGGCTTCAAGGCGCTCTCAAACGCTTTTGCCAGGGCCTCCTGGACATCGTCGCCTAGACCAATCGCATCTGATACCGGCTTCGCGAGTGCCTTGTAGTCAATCTTGGACATTAGGGATGTAGGTTGGCCGGTCGGTTCCGCTGAACCGGGCTCCTCATCATTGGTCTCAAGATCCGCTGTCTCGGTATCTTCCTCGTCTTCGTCCAGATCCTTGTCCAGGTCCTCGGCACCTGACTGGTCAGTTGCCTTGGATACAGCAGCCTCCTGCAATTTCTTGCCGACCGCCGAGTGGCGTTCTTGGGCCTTCTTCCCGAGAGCGATAACACGCTCGGGCTTCAGCTCCTCGATATCGCCATCTTCCCAACCATCTAGCTTGAGTGCCTTTACAGCCTTGTCAAAGCCCTTGGGACGCTCGCTCTGCGGCTCCTGTTGCTTAGGCGTATCGGAACCCTGCTTCGATGATTGTGTTTCTTGCCCCTCCTCTGATGGGAGGGCCTTGTCTAAGAACGCACGCTCTTCTGGTGTAAACGACTCTTCTCCCGCCGATTGTACGCTCTCTTCCTGCGTCTCTGTTTCGGTATCGGGATTGGTATCTAAGAGCTGGTCTTTTTCCTCAGACATGTTGGTTTGCTTTCTTATACCAGATCAATCGTAAATGACCCGGTCTTTTTCGGTGTCTTTGCTACGGGCTACAGAGTTTCGGACCTGATGAATGTTGTCGAACCGAGGCTTTCCTGTACCGGGCTCGTGGTCTTTGGCATGTGGCCACCACCTAGGCAAGGAGTGCGACACGAACTTGGCGTTCGGCGCGACCTTGGCCTCTGGTGCGACAGGGATACGGGTCAGCTTCTGTCCAGAGTGTTTGAAGCTGTCACCGATCTTGGGTGCCTTCCCGATAGGAAAGTCCAGCTCGACGACTTCTCCAGACTCGTTCTCGAATAGATAGATCATGTTAGGGCAGGGGCATCGGCTGCATACCCATCTGTTGTGGGACAGTGCCGCCAGACATACTAGCCATAGGGGTTACTGTTGAGTTCGGGGGCGAGCCACCTGGCTGCACGAGTCCAGGTGCCTTGTTCTTCTGGCCGACATCCGAGGCTGTCTTGGCGGGTTGCTCAGACTGTTTCGTGACCATGCCCTGGAGCATCTGTTGTTGCATCGCCTTGGCTGCATTGATGTCCACGACCTTGGCGATATCGGGTGTATTGGTCATGTTCCCGATGACATTCAGGAGTGCCTGTAGGTCGACAGGTGCCGAGATAGCCTGGGGGATGATCTGTGTCACGATCTGGACCAGCTGCATCATCCTGGCTTGTTGTTGTTGTTCCGAGACACGCTCCATCGAGTAGGGCTCGATGTCTAGGTCTAGGTCCTTGAACGAGTACCCGGTCATGTCTTCCGGGACACCACCCTGGTACCAGGGCTCTCCCTTCTCCATGTAGAGGGTACCGGGCTCGACACCCAGTTGTGCAGCGATCTCGTCGCCGATCGGGAAGACGATCCGGTCGTCGTGATACATGTACCAAGCAACCTTCCGCAAGACATCGGCGACCGAGTCTGTGAACTGTTGCTTGATGAAGGCCATACGGGCTGTAGCCGACTCGGCTGCGATAGCGTTCTCTGTCGCTGTACCGGCACCAGCGACATTCCCTCGCATAGCGTCCGACATACCCGAGATACGGTCACGTCGCTCTCGCTCGATCTGGAGAGCCTGGATAGCTGAGTTGGTGACACCACCAAGCTCGACCTCTTTCAGGTTGTTGTTCAGCTCCTCGGTATTGATCGGGACCACGTCCCCATCCTCTGCACGCTTGACCTTCTTCTGTAGATCAGGCTCTGCACGCGAGACGAATGCGATCCTCTTGCGCTGTGCAGCTGCCTTCATCACAGCCTTAGCATGGGTGTTGAGGGTCTCGACCTGTGCCTGGATAGCTACTGTCGGCGATAGCGGAACTGTCGTGTCTGGGACAGGGTAAGTTCCAAATAGGGTGTAGGGACCCTCGGGAGGCCCGTAGTACATCCGTGGCTTTCTGATCGAGACCCCCTTCTTGTCCATCCCTGATCCAGCGACAGCGAGGGTAAAGATCGCGCCATTGAACCCATCTTCCTGTGTAGGCTCGCCCTCGATCTGGTACCCAGGTACATAGATCTCGTAGCAAACGATCTCTTTCCGTGTAGGGGTCCCGTACTTGGTATCTCTGTCGAGCTTGTCGATACCACCGTCCTCGCTACACGACTCGATGCTCTCACGGTCCCACCCATCTTCTGGATGCTCTTTCGCCATCTTCAGGAGATCTTCTTTGTCCCGTGCCCAGATGTGTCCGATGAACCGGCACTCGTGGAAATCCAGTGCTGTCGGGTCCCAAAAGACACGCTTGGGAGAGATCCGCTCTACAACGGGTCGATACGGTAGAGCGATGTTGGACCAGGGGGGAGGGAGACGGTCCTTGTCCGGCTCCATGTGGATCACCGCGACACCCCATGCCATGAAGTTGTCTAGACCGATACGGACCAGGGTCCGGCGTAGACGTGTGTCCCGGATCCAGCGGTTCATACCTGCCTGGATACCCATCGCGATGTCCTGGATCGGGCCGGGTCGGAATGCCTGTACACGGACACGGGGGTTGTCGAACACTGTCTTCGGCAACAAGAGAGAGATGTACTCGAACTCGTGGTTCTCGGGCTCATAGCCCTGGATCTCTTCCCCGATATAGCTAGGTCCTACATAGCGGCTACGTCTCCGCTCGTAGCTGGACATGTGCTCGTCCCGGAACTTCTCGGCTGCCTGGATCTCGGTGTAGAGGTTCTGGGGATCTGTATTCAGCATAACTAGGCCTTGTCCCTGGACTTCTCCCACACCTCGTCATGCCCCAAGACCTGTCCCCATGTAACAGAGGAGCTTCTCTTGTCTTGTGTCTCGGGGCTCATGTCGCGCTTGTGTAGGAATGTTACTGCATATCGTAACGCATCGCACCCGTGGTCCGAGCACATTGGATCAGTCTTTTCTGTATCTAGTCTCCCGTGCTCTCCTTGGGCATAGACATATCCAGGGATCTCTTCGAGAGTAGAGCAAGGCAATCCCTTCTCATGGAGATTGGGGTCCCGTGTATCTAGAGAGTCCCTGACGATAAATAGAGACGGCTTGTTGGTCTCTGGATTCACCCGGATCTTTTCTCTTACGAGATCGAGTCCACCGAGATCCCCACCGATCGTGGTCCTGCGGTTGTTGGCTGGCCTTACGAGCCTAGGTGCACCAGAGTCATTCAGCTTGTCGTTGACCAACTTGATCGCATCTGGTCTCGAGGGGTCGGCGACGATCGCCTGTAGCTCGAAATCGATCCAGGACTTGACGACCCTGTCGGCCCACCACTCGAGCTGTTGGTTCGCCATGTAGTACTCCTTCAGGAGGTACATACATCTCTCGCCATCTACCCCCCAGACCTGGAGCACACCTGCTGCTGTGTAGCCCCAGTCCATGCTCGCGAAGGTCCACCTGATATCTAGCCGGTCGATCAGGTTTTTGTTGTTCCCTTGTGGACGATCTACCAGGTTCCTGGAGTCGTCCCAATCCTCCCAGACAGCTCCCTCGGACGAGACCCATTCTCCATACAAGAGCCTCCGTTTACGGACCCCTGTGAGCCTCGCGAGGTTCTGGATATAGGCGACACCCTCTGGTGTCCATTCTGATTTAGTGGCGTTGAACCACTTGGGATTGTCGGCGTGCTTGCTATCGAGCCTATGGGTCCTGCCATCCAGGAACCTCCGGTACAGCCAGTGTCTCTCGCTCTCTGGGTTGCAGTCACCCATCAGGAACTGTGTAGGCGACTTCCAGTTACGGAGACCACGGCGTAGACGCTCCCACTCGTCCTCTGTTAGCTCTGTGCATTCCTGGACATAGATGATGTCCCAATCTGTCGAGTAGAGCCTCGTCGGGTTGTCGAGACCACCTGTCGCCATCTCGGACCCGTTCTCCAGTTTCCAAGACTGGCGATGTGCCCTCTGGGGCCCGTTCAGGACCTCGTGTCCAGGAGGGATCACGTCCTGTTCCCATGTCTTCAAGAAGGCCTCGGATAGACTCACCCTGGTCTTTCGGACCACCAGCACACGGGATAGTGGGTAGTTGTTCAGGAACCACCACAAGAAGTGTCCTACTCCCCGGCTCTTGCCTGTACCACCCGGACCCGCAATAACCAGCTCCTTCACCTTCTCTACACCAGGGTTCTGGCACATGTCCCATAGCTGGGACGGTGCACCACGTACCTCAACTTTCTGTTGGGTTGTCGTTGACAAGTGTCACTTCCTCTGTATGATAAGGGGAGGGGGTAGGGGGTGGGGATTCTGGAATACTATTCTCTGGGAGAATAGAATACCCCCCCTTAGAAGAAGTCTCTTCCAAGGGTGGGGAGAGTGCAGAGAGGGGAGGGATGTTCTCTAGTGGCAATGGTAGAGAGACATTCACATGCCTCATATCGACCAGTGTCACTTGTTGACCAACTGCGACACTCCCTGTGACATTCACGTTCTTGGTCACGAGACCATCTACACGCTCGAGTAGGAGCCTCAGGCAATAGCTGTCGCCCTCGATAGCTCTCTGGACCAGGGTCTCTACAACTGCCTTTGCATTGGCACCATTGCTGGCCTCTAGGTTCTCGATCAATAGTGTCCTGAGTGTCGACAACTTAAAGTCCATCGCGACACTACTAGGCTTCTCCAGCTGTCGCCGAATCACGGCGGGCGGCTTCTTAGGGGCCAGAGGGACAATCTCCTTAGACACAGCCTTATCCTGAATCTTGTCTAGGTGATACTCGGCTAGCTCGGACAGTTTTGTAGATGTGCGAGACCTCTTGGCCATATGCAGATGGATCCTAACAGAAAAGGGGACCCTATCAAGGGGGGTGTGTAGGGGGTCGGGGCTAGTTTGGATATATGTTGAAGCTAAATTATCGAGGCCCCCCGGGCATGGGACCCGAACGGGTCTGGGGGTGTAGGCATTCTTCCTACGCACGCCTAGGCACACGGCCTACGCACTAGTGCGAACGGGTGGGGGATGGGGAAGGGGGATGGGAGGGGCCCGCTGCGCCGCCCCGCCTGCAAACGTGGCCAGCAGCACTCCCCCCACCCCCTCGAGCCCCTCCCGCTCTGGACCGCTCCGGAGCCACTATAAACGAGTCAGGGCCCCAGAGGCTACATAGCCCCCAGAGCCCCGTCATCGTGCAGCCTAGGCCCTCCTATTGAATCAGGACTCCCAGCACCCAGAGCCCCACGACGATGCCCACGCCCAGCCCCAGAACCGCGAGCATCTCGGCCAGCACCTCTCCCACGGTCCTCGTGTCGTCGTGCCTCACGGGCCCACCTCCAGCCCCATCCTCTTGTGGGTCACTGTCGCGGCCCCAAGGTGCTCGACAGTCACAGCCCCACGGACAGGCTCACCCCCCAGCATCCTTGAGGCACGGGCATACCCCGCTGCCCTGTGGTGGGCTGCGGTCTTGGAGCGTCCGGCAAGGCCAGCCGACCCCTTCAGGTGCGAGGTCGCGGCGATCGCCTCGTGGGCCTCCTCCACCGTCACCAGCTGCCCAGTGACCAAGTCGACGCACCGGACGATGCCGAACGCGCTCGTGGGGTCCCCACGCCGGAGACGCTCACCTGTCGCGAAGAAGCACAGTTCACCGGAGCCGCGCCACCCGTGTCTCGGCAAGGTCGTGCCGAACCACTGGACAGTGGTGGGGTCCATCCACTTTGGGGCCTGCTTGTGGATCGCGGACACGATCGCGCCGATCGGTACCTCGTGACTCACGAGAGCACCTCCGTTGGACCGATCACGAGCGCGACGACATCGCCCCGAACCTCACGGCCCAGCACCTGAGATGCCCACGGATTGATGGGCCCACGGCTCTTGGGGTCCAAGCCGATGCTCATGGTCGCCCGCGCCTTCACGATCTCGGGCAAGGCACAGCCGACCAGCAACGCTACGTCATTCGGTGTCTGGGAATGACATACCACCACCCGCGCCTTTTGTAGGCCTGTCTTGTCGCCGCTCATCGCGCACCGCCTAGCTCGTCGAGCTGGTCGCGGAGCCAAGCCTGCTCTTCGACATCGCGCTTTGCATCGATCGCTGCCTCCATCGCGGCGCGCTTGGCCTCGGGCTCTGAGAGCTCGCGGATCTTGAGCGCACGGTGCGCCAACTCGAACGCGCTCCCGACCGCCACCGATCGCATGAGCTCGTCGATCTCGGCGTTGCTCACAGGATTGATTGAGAGCACCTGTCCGGCCACGAGCCCAGCAGCGAACGCTGTAGATGTCGCGCTGCAGATCTTGGCCTGCTCGAGCACGGCGGAGGGGTCCAGTGCCTCGAGACCCTCGGCACTGATGCGGCACTCGTGCACAGCCCATGACGGCGGACGCTGGAGCGCCTCCACAATCTCGGCGGTGTCGTGCCGATCGAACGAGGGCTCCTGCCCAGCAGGCGTGCGCTTCACCACTCGGGTGCAGATGCGTTCCAGAGTTTGGTGCAGGTCCTTGGCGAGGAGGGTGAGGTCCTGCACCGCCTGCGGCGGGTTGTCGTATAGGCTCATCTGTCAAATCCTTTTGTCTGTCTTGTTTGCTTGACACTGTCCGAGCACAGTGTCGGGTTTATCGGACCGAGGGCCCCGCTCTCGCGGGACCCCCACGCGCTCGGCCTAACCTCCCAGACCCTTCAGGAACCTCAACAGATCGCTGCGCTCGAGATCGAGCCCCACGGTGTCAAGCGTTCTTGACACCATAGAGGGACCTGTCCAGTCTTTCGGAACTTCGGCGCTGCAGCCCAGTGCCCAGAGCGCGACGACCATGTCGGGCGGGATCACTGTCTCGCACAGGTCCTCGAGAGAGCCATCGGTCAGGATGAGCGCGATCGCGCGGGCACGTCCACCGCTCGGGCTGGTTTCGCGAACCTGCTTCACCGCCCTAATCGCATCCGGTCCGCTCGTGCCACAGGTCGGGTTCCAGCCGATGAAGGCGGGCGCGTCATCGGTCCACATGATCGCGTCACGGCCAGAGAGAGTCAGTGTCGTGTCGCCCCACGGGGCGACTGCACAGGCGTGCCCAGCGGCACGGCAGGCCTTCAACAGCTCGACCGCGACAGCGCTCTGAGCTTGGTGAGCGCCGTTGCCGATCGTGCTGCTCGATGCATCGATCGCGATGATCAGCTCCACGGGTGACGCGAGGGCAGAAACCGACTCCCCTAGGGGAGATGCCTCTACACCAGCGGCCCACTGCGCTAGGTCGCCCGCAGGCCGGAGGCTTTGCCCGCACTCGTCGGGCGTGATCTTCTCGCGCAGCGCGTCGACCAGCTCGGCGGCAACGACCGAGAGGTCGATGCACCCGCCCGCAGCAGCGCTCCGGCGGTCGGGCCTCGAGAGGCGCTTGTGGTCGTGGTTCTCGACACCAGCGCCAGCCATCTCGCCGACATCGTCGACCAGAGGCTCGCCCGATCCGTACTGTCCACGGGTCAGCGGGCCCTCACCCTTCTCCCCCGTGTCTCGCACCTCTTCCTCGCTCAGGATCGATGCACCCCAACCGCTCCCCTGCTTGATCCCCTGCTCGGAAATCCGGTGGTAGAACTCGGCCATCTTTGCCCAGATCTCTCGGCCCGCTCGGCCTGTCGTGCAGGCGAGCACGACCTGCTCGGCATACTTGGCGCGGTCCTTCGAGCGGCAGATGGTCTTGGCATCGGCGCACTTCGAGGTGTAGTGCTGGTAGGCCCAGTGGTAGATTGCCAAGTCGGCGAGGTCACCCAGCGACATCCATGCGAAACCGTCGAGGCTCCCGTTGTCGCCGTAATGCTTCAGCCTCAGGGCGTTCTTGCTGATCGCCTGACGGATACCGCGCATCCCACGGGCATCGGCCTGTGTCGAGCCTTTCCATGCCCACGGCTGGGCCTTGCGGGCCCTGTAGTCCTGCGGGTTTGCAACCTCGTGCTCGTGCTGTAGGTTCGCGATCACGGGCTGGGTGTACAACTTCCCGACTTCGTGCAGGAACTTCTTCCGGATCCGTCCGTCACGGATCGAGAACCCGAACGTCTCCCACGTCTTGGTCGAGTTGCCTGCATCGCACGACAGGTTCAGTTGGTGGAACATCACAGCGTCACCTCGGTGGTCGTGTTCTTGCGGTGCTCTTCGGCACGTGCGAGGCAGCGCGCCGCCTCTGTCGCTGCCGCCTTGTCGAGACCATCGAGCAGCGCGAGGCCCCACGCCTCGGTCCGGCTCATCCCTGCCGCGAGCGCCGCGACGACCGCCGCTCCCATGCGGGGGCTCGGGGCGTGCTGGAGCGTGCCCGCCTCGAAGAGCACGCGCAGTGCCTCGAGATCATCGCGAACGATCGCGGCCTGCTCGATGGTCCCGTAGCGGGCGAGGATCGCAAGCTCGTCGGCCTTGGTCAGGTAATCGCAGGCGAGAAAGATGCACCGATTGCTGAGCGCGGTGCTGATTTGGTGCGTGCTGTAGCGGCCTTTAGATGCCCGCAGCCCGTTGCAGGTCAAGATGCAGACGAAGCCCTTCGCAGCCTGAACCACTTCGCCAGAGAGCAGGCGGACACGGCCCGTGTCGAGGAGGCTGTGAAGTCCGCCCATCAGGCGCGGGCTCGCGAGGTCGAACTCGTCGAGGATCAGGGCAGCGCCTTCACGAGCGGCGCGGAGCGCGGGGCCCTCGGACCAGCCCAAGGTGGACGGGCCCGTC